CTCCAAAGTCACCCGCGTAGATAGCTACTGATGCTTCAACTGTATTTGCATCTACTGTTTGAGTAACAGAAGTTCTGCCACTAAAACCAGATACAACACCTTTAACGTGTGGGCCAACGACTAACATTGAAGGCTCACCACCGTTTGCAAAGCAGAGTTGTTGTACTGCTTTCAAGATGGTTTCACTAAACGCACGTGCTGTACCATCAGTTGGGGCAGCACCGTTACCAGCGCCCGCGCCATTAGTACCACGAGATACGTTTGTTTCTGTCCACGTTTCAAATCCACCAGTCTGACGAACTGTAGCTGCTGCACCCGCATTTTTAGCAACTTTAGAGCATAAGGCGGTTTCCATATCGCGCTTGAGGGCCTTAGCCATAATAGCTAGTTGATGCGCCATTTCAGATTTTTTTCCCGCTGCATCAGAGGCATCTTGGGTGTTAGTGACAGTTGCATCACGGCTACTGATTTGACAGTAGTTGATTTCTCTAACCGTTGCAGTTGAAGCAGCACGAGAAAGTTCAAAACCTTCTAATTGTCCTGTTCCAGATGGGCTTGGTAGAGCTTCTGTTTGCCAGTCAAACTGGACGTTTCTTACATTAGTTTTGCCAATAGAACTCATAAATGGCGTACTCATTGGAGAAATGTTGTAGATAATATCAGACAACTGTTCTCGGTCAGAAGTAGCAGTATATGTGTCAAAGGCGTTTGTTACTTTAGCCATTTTTTATACCTTTTTAAATAAATTGTTCAAAGACTTTAGCCGCATCTTGCACTTTGCCAGATTTAGCTAGTTTCATTTGTGCTTTTTTCACCGCAGTCATTGTCTTTGGTTTATTAGAAGTACCAGGTCTAGCTACCCTTGAGGCTGCCTTTTGGGTTGGTTTCTTTTTGGATGCTGCCACTTGTTTGCGGTATAGCATGCCATCGCGTAAACCAAGTAACACTCGATAATCTATCACCTGATTAATTTCTTGTGCAGTAAAGCCCAAGTCTTTAATAGCGTAGTTTGTGATTGCAGATTTTTCTTTTTGAGATTTTTCTACATCAGACCAATGAGGAATCTTTTCAGTAAGTTGTTGGTTGCCGTATTCAACAAATTTTTGAATCTGTTCTTGCTGTTTCTGGGTTGCTTCTTCTTGCAACCTTTTGTTTTCAACTCTAGCAGCTTCTAACTTCTTACGTTTATCTTCCCAAACGTCTTTTTCACGAACATATGCTATTGGATCAGACTCGTAAAGCGCACCCCAATCTGGTTCGTTTTCTAATTCACCATTTAAACTCGCCTCTAATTGAGGCAATAACTGAGCGTAAATCGCATCTTTTTTGGCTAACTCTGCTTGCTGTTCCTCAAAACCTTTACGTTGTTGAGACAGTTCTTGAGTTTTCCTTGTATAGTCTTGTTGGCGAGAATAGCCGTTTTGGAGTTCATCTAACGTGACCTCTTGCTCTACGCCATCAACTTTAACGACATAGGATTGAGGTTGTAGTTCTTCCTCTACTTCTGTTTGTTCTTCTAAAGACTGTTCTATTTCTTCCCCTTCCTCAAAGTCATCTTCAACTTCAATTTCAGCTTCGACTTCTGCCTCTGCCTCTACTTCTGTTTCCACGACATCTTCTGGAGATGTTTCTAACTCAACTGTTTCTTCTGCTGGTGCTTCTGGTGCTTCCTCATCGGGAGTCAAAAACCCTTCAAATGAAGTGACAGTTTTATCTAACTCTGATTGTAAAGCAATCGGCTTGGCGATGTTGCTCATATTAAACTCCTAGTTTTATTAAATTTTACCTAGTTATATGTAATTGTGCAATTTTTTAACTTGCGCACTGGTTATCTTCCCACGTTCTACCAAAATGCGTAGATGCCTCTCTACCTCTGGTAAAATATTTATTGCAGTATGCAGAGTTTCACGCAAGGCTACACTATCTTCGCCTTTCGTACTCATCCATAAAGCAACGTATTCTTGTTTTAAATTCTTAATAGATTTTTTTAATGTATCGCTGTTTAGAATTAATTCAGCTTCGTTTGAATCTAATACTTCCTCTCTACTAGCCATATATTATCCTAAGTTATTTAAAATTGATTGTATGTTAGCGAAATCAAATGGAGTATACCCTTTTACTGGTTGTGGTACGGGTTCTGCTGCCATAGCTGGAATTCGATTTCTACCTCTAGGAGTCATAGCACCACCAAAACCAATGTTTTCTTGTAACTCTTGAACTGCTTGTTGCGTTTCTTCTGGAGTTAATCTAATTGAAGGTAAGCCAGCATCTATTCTTCTTTGCTGACGCATCGCATCAAACTCTGCTTGTCGAGCCTCTCTGTCTATATCGTATTGGCCTGACTCTGTATATTCATTACGCCCTGACTCAAAACTAGAACCAGCGCCGCCAAATAAAGTATTCATGGCTGATGCTTTATCTCTTGCCATACCAGCAGTATCGGCTGCGTTATCGGCTGCTCCTTGTGCAGCTTTTGCTTTAGAAACTTCTGAAGCTAATGCTGCTATTGCACTAGCATCACCATCTGCAACACGTTGATTTAATTCAGCAGCAGCCATTCCCGCCACAGCAGTTGCTTGATCTGGTGTACCAATAAATTGCCCAGTATTTACTATATCTTGCATATTTTGCGCTCTGTATCCTAATTCTCCAGTTGTAGGATCAAAATCTGTTGGTATTGCACCACTTCCAAAACTACCGAACATAGTAGACTCTGGAGATACAATATTAGTTGGAGAGAAACTACCAAAACCTCCCATAATGCTTGGTAAATCTGCACCTATATTATTTATAGGCATAGGCGATCCCAAACCCATTGATGCACCCGTACCCACATCAGTTGAATACATAGCTGATGTAGGATTAGCCAAAGAATCCGAAAGTTGTGCGTTTAATGCAGCAAATGGATCAACACTTTGGAAATCTTCTAAGGTGGCTGGCATAGGTACTGGCATTGGAGGCGGTGCTGCACCATTAACCGTATAACCCATTGGGAATTCACTTGAATAGCTAACCCCTGGTGCGATCATGTTTGGCACATTCTGACCACCCGCTACTGATAACGCATATTCTAGTCCTGATGTAAAATTGGGATCGTATTGTATTGCCATTCTTATTCCTTCTACCTTGAAATTAATCTATCTATTTTTAATTCTAAATTATCTAATCTTTTAAATAATCGTTCCATATCTTCTAGTAAGTCTATCTTAGTTACATAATTTGTTGGTAACTCTTCTCTAGTTTTGTTTAATAAAATATCAATTCTTTTTAACTCTGTAGCATTAGCTCTAATGCTGTAAATTAAGGGTGCATATATTAATGTTAAAACAACATTCCATAGAAAAAAAGGATTTACGTCCATGCTTTACCCTCGAATAGTAATGCTTCTGCATTTCTTCTTTTAGTTAATCCTTCTAAAACTTTACCGCCCGCTTTATTCCATCTTTGTATTTGCTCTGGAACGTCAGCGTACTGTTCTTTATTTAATACTTTTAACATCGTAGATGACTTTAAATTACTTGGGCCTAAATTATAAACCCATGATACCAGAGAATCGAATTGATTTTGAGTTAATGCAACAGTTACAGCATCATTGATATAACCTTCATATTCATGCAGTTCTTCATCAAGCCACGCTTCCGCTTGCGCTTGTGTGCAAGAGTCACCCATCTTGACATCTTTAATTCTGCCATAGGCAATCGTAGGTACACCTACTGCATCTTCGTAGGCTTCAAGTCTGCAACCTTCAAAATGTTTAATTAAATCAATACCTTCTTTAGATATATTCATTCTTCTTTGTTTCCAGTATTACTTGCACCAAAGTAAAAAGAAATAATAGCACTTGCAAGACCTCCAAGGTATCCTAGAACTAAGTTTATGAGAGCCTCACTGTTCTGCTCTGGAGGCTGGAGCGTGATTAGAAAGATATATCCCATAAAACCACCCACTACAGTTACGCCTATAACTCTGGATGTCCAATCTTTAGAAAACCTATTTCTTGCATCTTGGATATCTTTAGTTTCTAGTGCATATAGATCAAC